GACGGCAAAGTATAATTATGAATAATAAAGAGGTTTATTTTCCAGGAATTATAGGGTATAAGAATATTTTTAATGATTCTATTTTAGAATTTTTATCTATATCAACAAACATTAACTGGGATGAAATGAAAACAGGAAGTGAAGACGAAAATCCATCAATAGACTATAAATCAAGAAGAGGAAAAAATATAAGTTTAAATTCATTATTAAATAACTTAGATTTTATTAATTTTAAAGAAAAAATAAATCAATATTCTTCAGAATGTTTGTTGGATTATTCAAAAAATTTTGGATATTGGGGTTTAGTAGAAGAGGGATGGGTAATTTTAAAGTATGAAGAGGGAGATTTTTTTAAAGTTCATACAGACTCTTCTAGAAGATATCCAAGACAAGTGTCATCTGTTTATTATTTAAATGACGACTATGAAGGAGGAGAGTTACATTTTCCATTTTTAAATATAACAATTAAGCCAGCAGCATCCGAACTTATATTTTTCCCATCAACAAATTTATTTTCTCACGAAGCAAGGCCAATATCAAAAGGAGTTAAATACTCTATGGCTAACTGGTATAATTGATAACTATGAATAAAAAAGAATTAGGCGATAAGATAGTTGTCTACAGTAATTTTTTTGATAATCCAATGATATTCTTAGAAGAAGCGAATAACATATTTAAAAAATTTCCAAATTTAAAGTTTAAACCAGCAACAATTAATAATCACGAATATAATACAGAATTAAGATCATGCACTGTATTTTCTTTGAACACTCAAAATACAAACCACGACGACGTATTCGGTATTGGATCAAGAAAAGCAAAAATTAATTTAAATAAGTTAATAGATAGAAAAGTATTTTCTTGTATTAATGACTATATGAAATCATACAATTTTGTTGTAAAATATAGAGAGCCTTGGGAACTTTTAACATATCAAGAAACCCAAAAGTTAACGTGGCATTCTGACCACGGAGACGTTCATCCATGTCAAGTTTCATTTGTATATTATTTTAATGATGACTACGTTGGAGGAGAGGTTGAATTTAAAGACCATATAGGAACTCCTTACAAGCCTTCTGCTGGAGACTTACTGATATTTCCTTCATCTCCTGACTATGTTCATAGAGTTTTACCAATACAATCTGGTACAAAGTATAATGCTATTTCTTTTGCTAAGTAGATAGGATATAATATAAAAATGAAACATTTAGATAAAATAAAAGAAATTATTGAAAATAATAAAAAGTCTGGGGTTACTCCAATGGACATGCTTAATCATGAAAATTATATTGATAGTAAAATAGCGGATGAAAGATTTTCTATATGTCAACAATGTCCAGAATTTATAAGTGCTACAACACAGTGTAAAAAATGCGGGTGTATCATGAAAGCAAAAACAAAACTAACGAAAGCATTCTGCCCACTGGGTAAATGGTAATGGATAAAATATTTGTTAGTTTGGCAGCATATAGAGATCCAGATTTAATAAATACTGTTCGAAGTTTTTATTTTAATGCTAAACATAAAGAACGAATATTTTTTTCTTTAGTGTCGCATGAAGAAAAAAATAATGTTTTTGACTTTAGTTTTATGCCATCAGAACAAATATCATACCAAAAAATAGACTACAGGCTGGCAGATGGAGCCTGTTCTGGAAGACATTTAGCAAATTCTTTAATGTCAAATAAATATAAATATTTTTTACATACAGACTCACACTCAAGAGCAAAGCAAGACTGGGATGAAATGTTAATTAATGAACATATAAGATGCTCTGTAAAATGGGGAGAAGATTATATTTTTTCTAAATACCCACACGGTTTTAAAATATTATGGAATGATTGCGATGAGGGTACGGATGAAATTAACTTTGACAATGAGTCATTACATAAAGTCGTTCCAGTTTGGGATGAAACTGAATGGATGTATTTATTAAGATGGCAAGATATTGAAGATAAAGAATATGGGGATAAAGTTTATGGTTTTGCAGCAAATTTTGCGTTTGGCCCAACAAAATGTTTAATGAAGGCACCTTATGATCCATATTTATATTTTTTAGGTGAGGAAATAAGTTTGGGCATAAGGCTATACATGCAAGGAGTTACAATTGTTGCTCCTCCAATTAACGCAATCTGGACAAACTATGACAGAGATAATGGCAAAAGGGGAGGCTTTCATTGGACTGATAACTCCATGTGGGGCCTAAGAGATAAGGCTGCTCGAATTAGACTAAATAAGTTATTTAGAGGCGAAGATCTTGGCGTTTATGGTTTACAAGATCATATGGAAAAATATAGAGAATTACAAAAAGAGATGGGGCTTGACTTTGAATCAAAAGATTGTGTCAAGCCCATCTACAAGGATTAATTAGGGAATTTGCCTAACCATTCTTTTGCTCTTGGGGTCAATCCCTTCCAAGCACTCCAGTTTTCTCCACCATTGGACATATGAAATGCAACTTGTGCATTCAGGACTGGATTAAATAAGTCAGCATTGTGATCTAAGTCATATTTGTCACGACGATCTGGACCAAGCATTCCAAGCATATTTATTTGAAAAATACCATATGAACTGTCTCCAGTTTGAATATTTCCATTAAATGCAAAAGGTCGACCATTACTTTCTTTTTTAGCAATAGCCCATGCCTCCTTTAGATTTTGACCTTCAAATCCTACCAATTTAAGTAGATTTTTTAGGTCTTTATCAGATAGAGATGTAGCGTTTTTATATTTTTCTAACTGATCTTCTTTAGCCCTAGAAACACTTTTGGCCACTTGCGTGGCCTCAATAGTCTCTTCAAGCACGATAGTTTTACTATCATTTAATCGGTTTTCAGAAGCATTAGCCACGTTTGACCAAACGGAAAACATAGCCAATATGCTGAGTGTGCCAATGATATTCTTATTATTATTCATAAAAGTAATCATAGTTTCCTCCTTAGAAACGTAATGACACCTTGTTAAAGGGTGTCATATTACTTCTTAGTATAACACAATTTGAGGCAGGTAGTCAAACAATGCTATAATTAATCTCTATGGCTGAGATAACTAATAATTATGGTCTAACATATCCAGAAGCAACTGATTCTGTAAATGTGCATAATGATATTAAAAAATTAGCAGATGATGTTGATGATGCTATTTCTTCTCTTGATGCCTCAAATGTGCGGGTAAAGGTAATAAATAACTCAGGCTCAACTATAGGTGCAGCAAAACCAGTATATGTTGTAGGACATACAAATAATAAAACACAAATAGCATTATTTACTTCTTCGCTATCAGATAACTACCCTATACTTGGTTTGACAAAAACAGAATTAATAAATGGAGCAAGTGGAGAAGTTGTTGTCGCTGGTGTTTTAACAAATGTTAATACAAGTAGTTTTTCTGTAGGAGAGTTATTATATGTTAATTCTTCAGGCGCTCTTACAACTACCGTCTCAGGTGGAGCGATAGGAATAGTTGCAGTAGCAAATCCTACAACTGGTGTTATTGTTATACAGGCAAAAGGTAATGGAACTTGGGGAGCATTAAAGGCTGGATTAGCCTAAATATGATATAATCAACACATGGCAAATTTTCGTGGATCCGCTTCTTCTTATGATATTGGTGAAAAACCACCAACAGTTATTTGGACTGTAGTCAGAGGAGATACGTCTGGATTCAAGGTATATGTAGTAGACGATGCTGGAGAACCATTAAATATTCCAGATTGGAATATTGATATGAAAGTTAAAAGACCAATAAACAGTGCTGACGCTGGAATTATTACAGATAATGCAACATTTGTGCTTGAATTAAATCCAGAACATGATGCCGATGATTTAGTTGGAGAGTTTACTGTTTGGTTAACTTCAGAACAATCTAATATTTTAGAAACAGGAGATATCTTTGATATCCAGTTATCAGATCCAACAAGGGTTTGGACAGTTGCTCAGGGTAGCATGAAAATACTCGAAGATGTAACTGATTGATGGCAACAGCAACAATATCAAATCTTAATCATAAAACAAAATATATAAAACCAATAGAGCATTCAGTAAAATATATAAACACAATAAAGCCTACAGCAAAAATTAATTATTCTTTACCTTTTCGTATTAGGTTTACCAGTATAAACATTGAGGGATACAATTCCTCTAACCCGCCCCCAATTCCGTTGCAGGTAATTGGATTTAGCAACTGGATTCTTTAAAAATAAAAAAAGGAGTTATAATACAACTATGGCAAAAATATCAATACCCAACTTAAAGGTTAAGTTTCAAACAGGAGATCGTCCTTCACAGCAAGATTTTGAGGATTTGATCGATTCCGCTTCAGCCCGTTCAACAGATCTTGGATCATTGGGTAATAACGAAAACACAATTACAGGTATTGAAAATGCCACAGTAATTGATAATTTTGATGCCACAGAGTGGCGTATGGTTAAGTATATTGTCTCTATCGCAAAAATAACTGCGGGAGATAATAAATTCTATGCAACAGAGTTGACCATCTTGGTAGACGGTACAGATGTAAGCGTCTCTGAGTATGGCACAATAGACAATGATGGGAATATTGGCACCGTTAGCGTCTCCAGGGTTGGAAATACAGTATCCTTAACGGTTACTCCAGATCCTGCGATTAAGCCAGTCACAGTTCGTTATGCACGAATTGGACTTAAGGCGTAAACAAGGAGATAAATAAATGGCAACAGTAAACAAAGACTTTAAAGTAAAGAATGGTCTCATCGTTGAAGGCACAACAGCAACAGTTAACAACTATGACATTCTTACAAAGAAGACAGACGATCAGACCTATATCGTCAACCTAATTGGCGGAACAGCCACATCAGAAAATCAAGCAAACAAGGTCGTAAAGCGTGATGTTAACGGAAACTTTGCTGCTGGAACAGTAACAGCAGATCTTATTGGTGATGTAACTGGTAATGCAGATACAGCAACAACCCTTGAGACTTCTCGCACAATTGAACTTACTGGAGATGTTACAGGTTCTGTATCTTTTAATGGTTCACAGAATGTTCAAATTTCAACAACACTAAATGCATCATTTGCAACAGAAGCAGAAGTTGCTACCGCAAAAAGCGAAGCAATAGATGCAGCAGAAGGTTATACAGATGCCCGTGAAATAGCAATTACTGCTGCATATGAGGCATATGCTAATCAATCAGAACTGGATGCAATTGCAGCAGCAGCCCTTGACGCAACTTCAAAGGCTAATGCAGCAGAAGCATCAGCAAATTCTTATACAGATGATGAAATTTCATCACTTGATCTTTCTCTTAAGGCTTATGCCGATCAAGCAGAATCAGATGCTATTGCAACAGCAGCAACAGATGCCACAAACAAGGCAAACGCTGCTGAGTCAGACGCAAACGCATATACAGATGCTCGTGAAACTGCTATCACAACTGCATATCAAGCATACGCAGACCAAGCAGAAGTAGATGCAAAAGCATATACCGATACTCGTGAAACAGCAATCACAACTGCATATCAAGCATATGCTGATCAAGCAGAAGTTGATGCAAAGGCTTATGCTGATCAAAAGGTAGCAGATCTTGTAGATTCTGCTCCAGCACTTCTTGACACACTTAATGAAATTGCAGCAGCAATCGGTGACGATGCTAATTTTGCTACAACAATTACAAATGGTCTCGCTCTAAAGGCAGATATAACATATGTAGACGGCGAAATCTCTGATCTTGATGCAACAGCCCAGGGCTATGCAGATGCTGCTGAGGTTGATGCAAAGGCTTACACAGATGCTCGTGAAACAGCAATTACTACAGCATATAGAGCATATGCAGATGCTGCAGAAGCAGACGCAATTTCTACTGCATCAGCAGATGCAACTAGCAAAGCAAATGCTGCAGAAGCAGATGCAAATTCATACACAGATGGAAAAATTTCTCAAGAAGTAGCAGATAGAAACACTGCAATATCTTCTGCAATTACAACAGAGATTGCTGATAGAAATACTGCAATTAATGCAGCAGTTGCACAAGAAGTTTCTGATAGAAATTCTGCAATTAGCGTTGCTATTGCAAATCTTGATTCTTCAAGTCAAGATGATCTTGAAACAGCAATTGCACAAGAAGTAACCGATAGAAATGCTGCAATTACAGCAGCCGTAGATGCACTTGATACAGATGATATCGAAGAAGGAGTAAATAATCTATACTTTGAGTCAGGTCGTGCAAAGACTGCAGCAGCAGAACTGCTAACTAGTGCAACTCTTACAAACATTCAGATTACTGGCGATGGATCTGGTCTAACAATTACCGCAGAAAATGGTGTTGCAGATTCCGATACTGATGATCTTGAAGAAGGTACAACAAACCTTTACTTTACAGATGCTCGTGCAGTATCTGCTCTTGAGGCAGTTACGCCTGACTTCCCCGCAGTAGAAATTGCTTCTGTTGCAAAGCAGGTAGCAGCACAAGCAACTGTTGCAACTGCAAGCACAAATAATGCACTTTCATGGTTGAAGGCAGACTATCGTTCTGCTGAATTCCTTGTTAAGATTGCTAATGGATCACACACAGATGTATCCAAGGTTATCTTGACACTTGACACTTCAGATAATGTCGCTATCACAGAATACGCAATGGTTGGAACAAATGGTTCTCTTGGATCAGTTTCAGCAGATGTTTCTGGCAACGATGTTCGTCTTCGTGTTACTACCGCAAACAACAACTCAACAGTTGCTGTTATCGGAACACTTTTAGCATAATAAAATAAAAAAAAGAGGGAGTGGTAATCTTGGCAACAGTCAATAAAGACTTCAAGGTTAAAAATGGACTTATCGTCAATGGTGGCGGTGAGTTTGGAGGAGCGGTAGTTGTAGCAAATCCTACACTATCAAGCCATGCTGCTACTAAAGAATATGTAGACTCAGTAGCAGGCAGTATGGTTGTTGGGGATACTGCTCCCTCTACACCAAATAATGGTGATTTATGGTTAGACTCAATAACAAAAAGAGTTAATGTTTATTATAATGGCATTTGGTATACCCAAGCAGCGATTGATGATACATTAAATCTACCAGACCATATTCATGA